TTTTTATGTAACACCTGCATAGACAAAATTTGGCTGTTATAATTTATTTTTTCTGCCGCACTTAACTTTACTACATTTTGTGACATCGCTTTAAGAATAAATTCCCTCTGCTTTATTCTATAAAGAAAATACAGTAACACACCTGTCTGCATTCTGTTCTGTACAAGCACTCTTGTACAATTCCTACTACATACAATCCTTTGTAGTGTAAAAATGCCTATATAATTTCTTACTATAATACAGACTTTATAGTTTCTTACAGCATTATACAGAAGTGTGCCATCATAACACGCTTGACCGTTATATACACTACAGCCCCAAAAACTTATACTGTAAAAGCTGCATAGGGACAGATTTGTATATTCTCTCCCTTGTATAAACGTCTTAATTCTGTTATACCTGTATGCTACATACTGTTGTGTCTTTGTATGCATCAAATATCTTATTAACAGCCCAATTTTATATTTTCTTACAGCATTATATAGAAGTGTGCCATCATAGCAGTATGGTCCAGTATAAATATCATCTCCCCAGAATGGAATATACAAAATAAATATACAGGCAACCCTAAGCTGCTCTAAATGTACATTATTAAAGCCAATCTCAATTCTGTCATTTATGATATAGATTGTATGTGACTGCTTTAACTTGTTTAATACAGCATGCACCAGCTTTGAATTTAATGTTCCCTCCCCCAAAAAGTAAGCCTTAAAAACATTGGGGTGTGAAGGAACAAAGCCATACGCTCCTAAATCATTTGCATCTGCAATATGTACTTCAAAATCTGTAACATTTTCCAGATATTTTTCCATTCGGTAAGGGGTCATGGGCGCTCTGCAATCCCTCTTTTGATAAATTAAGCTGCGCCGTTCTTCATCGGACAAATTGAATCGCACTGGCAATCCCCATTTGATTTCATGGTACATCAGCCCCCATGTAGCTGTTTCTGGAAAAAACTGTACAGGCAGCTCCTCAATAATATCCAACACTTTATCATATTCTAGCCCCATTACTTGATACAGCCATTTGCCAATATAAGATTTATCATAGAAACCATCTGACACATAACTTAACATCTTTTGGGCACTACCGCTTGTAGGAAAATGCTCCAAGTCAAATTTCTCTTTTTTCATCAAGCTGCCCCCCTTAACTGAAATGAAAACTGCCAGTTTCTGGGTATTCTTCTTTATTCAATTGAATATTCTCTCTTTCGCCATTCATAAGAAATTCTTCAAAATCTACCACACCAGCAATATTAGAGATTATCGGTCTTACATCATTATACCGCAGTATATTTTGTTGTTTTGCAACTGTATATACCGCTTTCACCGCTGTTGAAAAGTCCTTCTCAATCTGCTTTATTGTGGTGGTTTCATCATAGAAAAGCCCTGTAATTACATAATCTATCTTTACGGTAGTGGCA